GCTGCGCTTTCAACCGCGTGAGTTGACGTGATCTGAGTCGAGGGGGATCGAGCTCGTGATCGACGTCGCGATGCCCGCACGCACTGATCGACTGCATGTCGAGCCGTACTGGCTCGGCGACTCTCCTCGTGCTGTGCGTAACGCTGCACGACAGCGAGTCGGCTCAGACGGCGGGCGCTTCATCGATCTCAATCTGCAACGCACAGCAGACGGTGTCTGCGGCTGTCACTGGGGAACGCCGCGCGCGAACGGCTATCTGTTCATCGTGCGTCGCAGTCGCCTCGGGCGTCGCGCGCTGACTGACAGCGAGCTCGATCGACCGCTGATCTTCTGGTCGACACGCGACGTGAAGCGGCTGCGACGCACTCGACACGTCGGCACGTCATACGGGTCACGCGTGCGCATTCACTCCTACGCCGAGCTTGTGCGCATCTGCAAGCGAAGCGGCGTCGTGCCGTGCTTCGAGCTCAAGACGAAGAGCTTTGACGATCGCGAGCTCGCAGCTCGCATGGTCAAGTACGCGCAGCGCGTCGGCGCGCTTGTCTACTTCATGACGCTCGTGACGATGCCGAACTGGCGAGGCAAAGTGTGCGCGTTCCACAGTGTCGGCGCACAAGTCGCGCTGCTCGCTCACGATGCGCCGAAGCCTGCTGATCTCGCGAACTATCGACGTTGCATAACCCGAATCTGGGGGTCGTGGGCATGAGCGCTGCTGTGATCGCGCAGCAGTACGAGCTCGTCAACATCGACGAGCTGCGTACGCACCCGCACAACCCGCGACGCGGTGACGTCGACAAGATCGCGAGCTCGATCGACGACAACGGCTTCTATGGCTCAGTCATCGCGCAGCGTTCGACCGGCTACGTGCTCGCTGGAAATCATCGACTGCTCGCAGCTCGCGAGCGCGGCATCGACGAGCTGCCTGTCATCTGGCTCGACGTCGACGACGACAGAGCTCGACGCATCTTGCTCGTCGACAACCGCAGTAACGACGTCGCTGACTATGACGAAGCTCAGCTCGTCGAGCTGCTGCAAGGCTTCGACGAGCTCGACGGCACCGGCTACAGCGACGAAGACTTGCTCGCACTGATGTCGTCACTCGACGTCGCAGCAGCGACAGACGTCGAGCAAGATGCAGAGCTCGACGCGTTCTCGATGTTCACGCGTGAGCAGATCGTCGAAGCAGCGATGAACTTCTATCGCGAGCGCGGGTTTCCATATCGCGAGCTCGCACTGCATGAGCAGATGCAGCAACTCAACAAGCTCGCGACGCTCGACAGCGAAGCACTGCTCACGACAGACATCGGCTATCACGTCGCTGACAGCTATCACCCGCATCGCTGGCATGTCCCGATCGCAGGCAAGCGCTCACGCACAGCAGTCGACGCGTTCAACGATGACGAGCGCATGCGACGCGCGATCGAGCTCGTCATCGACGACGGCTCGAAGCTCAACGACACGTCACTGCTGAGCTCGCTCGGCATGGTGCTCGGCACGCAAGTCGCAGCGAACTTTCGACCCGGCTTCGCGCTGCTGATGTATCGACGTTTTGCACCAGACGGCGCGACAGTGCTCGACACGTCAACGGGCTTCGGCGGCAGGCTCATCGGCTACGCAGCGAGCAAGTGCAGTCGGTACATCGGCATCGATCCGAACGTGCCGACGCACGACGGCAATCTGCGCATGACGAAGACGCTCGGCATTGACGGCGTCGAGCTGATCAATCTGCCAGCAGAAGACGTTGACGCGATCCCGCTGCGCGACTCGTGCGACTTCGCATTCACGTCGCCGCCGTACTTCTCGAAAGAGCAATACAGCGACGACGACACGCAGAGCTGGCAGCGATACAAGAGCGGCGACGCATGGCGCGAAGGCTTCCTGCGCCCGATGCTCGCGTTGCAGTACGTCGCGCTTCGAGCTGGCGCGCACAACGTCATCAACATCGCAGACGTCAAGATCGGCTCGACGACCTATCCGCTTGTGCAGTGGACGTGCGACGTCGCGCAAGAGCTCGGCTTCGAGCTGCTGCGTGTCGAGCGATTCCCGCTGTCACGCGTGCCCGGTCAGGGCGAGCAGATGCAGCGATTCGAGCCAGTGATCGTGCTGCACAAGCCAGAAGAGAGGTGACGACATGGGACGACGCGGACCAGCGCCGAAGCCCGCCTCGTTGCGCCTGCTCAACGGCGCACGCGAGCGCGACGTCAGTACGACTGAGCCTGTCGCGCGCAGCGGTGAGATCGTGCCGCCCGTCGACATGAGCGACGACGTGCGCGAGATTTTCGATTACACAGTCGCCGAGCTTGAGTTCATGAAGATCGCGTCGCCCGCTGATCGTGACGCGCTCGTCGCGTACTGCGAAGCAGTCGACAAGCACCGCAAGGCGTCGGCTCTGCTCGCGCGCTCCCCCGTGCTCGTCAAGGGCATGCACGGCAATCTCGTGCGCAACCCAGCGATTCAGATTCAGCGCGACGCAGCGCATCTGATTCGCCAGCTCGCGCAAGAGTTCGGGCTCACCCCGTCAGCTCGCGCGCGCATCGATCGTGATCGTGACGACGATGACGGTGCGAACCCGTTCGCTGGCGCACGATGAGCTCACTGCTGCTCAGCGACATCTGGCGCACAACGAACGCTCTGCTTGCTGCGATCGCGTTCGTCATGATCGCGCGCAGCCTGCTCACGAAGTGGTCACGCTGGACAGCTCGCATGCGTCTGATGTCGCAATCGCTGCTTGCACTGCTCGGCGTGACAGTCGTCAGCAACATCGAGCAGATCATCAGAAACACAGAGCTCGGCGTACGCACTGCCCTGACGACCGCTGCATGCGCGTGGGTCGTCTTCGCACTGATTGCGACGCCCGATGACTACAGCAGACGTTGATCTTGACGAGCTCAAGCTGTCGCCCGAAGTCGCGTGGTATCTACGCGATCGCGGTATCCCGTTGCCGACGTGCCCGCCTGAGATCAAGACGCCAGAGCCGCGCAACGTCAAAGGCGCACGCTTCGATCCTGCTCGTGTCGATCGAGTGCTCGACGCGTTCAAGCGACTGCGACACACGAAGGGTCGTTGGGCCGGTCACCCACTGATCCCTGACCCGTGGCAAATCGCGTACATCATCGCGCCTGTCTTCGGTTGGGTTCGCTGGGAAGACGACGCGAATGACTATGTGCGCATAGTGCGCACGGCGTACGTCGAGGTCTCGCGCAAGAACGGGAAGAGCACGCTGCTCGGCGGCATCGGCGTCTATCTCACGTGTGCTGACGGCGAGCAAGGCGCAGAAGTCGTCGCAGCAGCGACGACGACGAAGCAAGCGCGCTATGTGTTCGACCCGGTGCGTCAGCTCGCAGCGAAGTCGCCAGCTCTGCGACCGCACGTGAAGGCGTACGCGTCGCGCATCGTGCACAAGACAACGAACAGCTATATGGAAGTTGTCAGCTCAGTCGCAGAAGCCCTGCATGGCGGCAACTTGCACGGCGGCATCGTCGACGAGCTGCACGCGCATCGCAGCAGCGAGCTCGTCGAAGTCATCGAGTCAGGCACCGGCTCACGTACGCAGCCGCTCGTCTGCATGATCACGACAGCCGACGACGGGCGACAAGACACGATCTACGCCCGGAAACGTAACTACGTCGAGCAGCTCGCATCGCGCGTCATCAAAGATGCAGCAACGTACGGCGTCATCTGGTGTGCAGACGCTGACGACGACCCATTCAGCGAGGCAACGTGGGCGAAGGCGAACCCCGGCTACGGGATCAGCCCGACACGTCAGTACCTGCTCGACAGAGCAGCACGCGCAAAAAACAGCCCCGCAGAGCTCTCGTCATTCTTGCGCTTGCATCTCGGCATCAGAACGAAGCAAGAGACGCGCTTCGTCGAGCTTCCCGTGTGGGACCGAAACGCTGGCATCGTCAACGTCGAGCGACTGCACGGGCGCACTGCATACGGCGGGCTTGACCTCGCTGCGACGAGCGATCTCTGCTCGCTCTGCTGGACGTTCCCAGACGGCACGGGCGGCTATGACGTCGTCTGGCGGCACTGGTGCCCAGAGTCAGCTTTCGATCGACTCAGCAAGCGCACAGCTCGCGCCGCTGACATCTGGCGTCGCGAAGGGCTGCTCACCGTCACGTCAGGCGACGTCGCTGATTACGACTTCATCCGTCAGCAGATCAACCACGATCGCGAGCTCTTCGATGTCGCCGCGATCGGCTTCGACCCGTGGAACAGCTCGCAGCTCGTCAATGACCTGATCGGCGACGAAGCGCCAATGGTGCAAGTGCGTCAAGGGTTCGCGTCGATGTCAGCGCCGCTCAAGCAGATCGGTCACGCACTGCGCGAGGGCACGAACGAGACGCCTCGATACAGGCACGGAGGAAACCCGCTGATGCGCTGGCAGACAGACAATCTCGCAGTTGCGATGGACGCAGCAGGCAACGTCAAGCCTGACAAGCGCAAGTCGGGCGACAAGATCGACGGCTGGTCGGCAGCGACCACAGCTATGTCGATGGTGATGACTGCCGAGCCCGCAGTGTCGAGCGCGTACGACGACGAGCACGGATTGGTCATCATCTGATGAGCCTGCTTGAGCGCATCGGGCTCAAGGCTGCCGCGCCGCGCCCGGTCGAGCGAGCGCTAGACAACAGCGTTTTTGACGTGTCGACAGAAGTGCGACGCGCTACAGCATGGGCGCTGTCACTGCCACCGTCGAAGGTCTGGAACACACAGCCCTACGTGCGCACTGTTGTCACGTTTCTCGCGCGTAACATCGCACAGCTCGGCGTACATACGTATCGACGCATCGACGACAACCAGCGCGAGCGCGTGCGCGATCACGCGCTGTCGAACGTGCTGCGTCGACCGAATCCGACGACGACGACGTACGAGCTGATCTTCGGGCTGATCTGCGACAAAGCGCTCTATGAGCGCGCGTACTGGCTCATCGGGCGCGACAGCAACGGGAATGACACGCTGACGCGCATCCCGCCTGCTCGCGTGACAGCGCACAACGCAGACGACCCGCTCAGTGCGATCGAGTCGTTCCACGTCGCAGACGTCAAGAACGGCGGCGGCGTCGACGTGCCTGCTGATCGAGTGCTGTACTTCCCCGGCTGGAATCCGACGACAGCAGTCGGCATCCCGAGCTCGCCGCTCGACTCGATCAAGAGCGTCATCGCTGAGCAAGCTGCTGCATTCGAGTTTCGCAAGCTCGCATGGCAGAACGGCGCACAGATCGGCGGCGCGATCGAGCGACCGCAAGGCGTGCAGTGGAAAGAGGGCGCACGCGAGCGCTTCATCAGCGACGTGCGCGAGAAGTTCGGCGGCGAGGGCACTCGTCGCGGCGGCTTCATGCTTCTCGAAGACGGCATGAAGCTCAACTCGCAGCAGTTCAACGCGCGCGAAGCAGAGTGGATCGACGCAGCAAAGCTGTCTCTGTCGCTCGTCGCTGCGATCTATCACGTCAACCCGACGATGGTCGGCCTGCTCGACAACGCGAACTATTCGAACGTTCGCGAGTTCCGCAAAATGCTGTACGGCGACACGCTCGGCCCGATCATGGCGTCGATCGAAGATCGTCTGAACGCGTTCTTGGTGACACGCTTCGACGACACCGATGAGCTCTATGTCGAGTTCAACATCGCCGAGAAGCTGCAAGGCAGCTTCGAAGAGCAAGCAGCAGCGATGCAGACGAGCGTCGGCGCACCGTGGATGACGCGATCTGAGGCACGAGCTCGACTGAACATGCCACCTGTCGAGGGCGCTGACGAGCTCGTCGTGCCGCTCAACGTGCTCGTCGGCGGGCAAGCGTCGCCGCGTGACAGCGCGCCTCCCGCGTCGGCAGCGTCGCGAGCGCTCGACAGCACGAAGCAGCTCGCACAGCTCGCCAGCGGCGAGCACAGCAACGTGATCAGCATCAAAGCGCGTGTCGACGAGCAGCAGCAGCGCAAGATCGCAGAAGTCTTCGCGACATTCTTCGGCAAGCAGTCGCGCACTGTGCTGTCTCGACTCGGCGCAGGCGATCGCGACTGGTGGGACGGCGAACGTTGGGACCGCGAACTCACAGACGCTGTGCATCCGCTCGCGGTTCAGATCGCGGCGACGATCGGACGACGCGAAGCAGAGCGACTCGGCTTCGACGCTGACGAGTACGACGAAGCTCGCACAGTCGTATTTCTGCGCAACGCGGCAGAGCGCTTCGCGACGAACGTCAACGCGACGACAAAGAGTCAGCTCGACGACGCGATCGAGAACGACAGCGACCCTGCTGACGTCTTCGAGAAGGCGCGCGATCAGCGCGCGAGCGGTGTCGCGACCCTCGTCGGCACGTTTGCTGCTGGCTTCGCAGCGCGTGAAGTCGCGTCGCAGATCGCAGAGCGAAACGACGTCGAGCCGATGAAGACGTGGATAACGGGCTCAAATCCGCGTCCCACTCACGCGCGCATGAGCGGCGAGACGGTGCCGCTGCATGAGCCCTTCAGCAACGGAATGCAGTACCCCGGCGAGCGTGGGATCGCAGACGAGGTCGCTGGGTGTAACTGCCACATCGAGATTTCTCTCTGAGAGGCGCACACGATGCTCAAGACCCTTCCTGTTCAGATCAAGGCTGTCGACAGCGCTGAGGGCGGCGCAGGCATCGTCGAAGCGCTCGTCGCCACGTACGACGTCGACAGCATCGGCGATCGCATCGTGCCGGGTGCGTTCGCGAAGTCGCTCGAAGAGTGGGCAGCGAGCGACAACCAGATTCCGTTCATCTGGTCACACATGCATGACGATCTCGATGCGTATCTCGGTGACGTCATCGAAGCGAAAGAGATCGACGAAGGGCTCTTTGTTCGCGCGCAGCTCGACATGGAAGACGACAAGGCGCGCAAGGCGTTCAAGCTCATCAAGGGCGGTCGCGTTCGTAACTACTCGTTCGCGTACGAAGTCATCGACGCAGGCCCTGACGAAGACGGTCCCGGCGAGACTGCGCTGCGCGAGCTCAAGCTCTTCGAAGTCGGCCCGACTCTGATCGGGATGAACCAGAACACGCGCACGCTCGACGCGAAGCGTAATGACGAAGGCTTCGCAGTCATCAGCGCGAACGACTTCGCTGCGCTGCGACTCAAGGTCGGACGCGTACTCAGCGCGTCGAACGAAACAGCTTTGCGAGACGCGTACGACGCGATCGGGCGCGTGCTCGCACTGATCGACGCGCAGTCGTCTGACGACGACGGCACGTCAAGCACCACCGCACAGGGCAAGGACGCCCAGCCAGCGAGCCCGGTGAAGGTCGACGAACGCGCAAGCGAGAAGACCGACGAACCCACCCCGACTGGTCCGGCCGACGACGACCTGCTGCTCGAACTGCAACTACTCACAGAGAGGGGCTAACCATGCCTCCGACGCTGGAAGAGCAGCGAGTGAGCGAGCTCGAAGCCGCAAAGTCGATCATCGACACGGCGAAGAGTGAGAATCGCCCGCTGAAGGATGACGAGCGCGACAAGGTGCGCTCGCACATGAAGACGTCCGAAGAGCTGCTCGTGCAGATCAAGGACATTGCTGACGACGCGAAGCTGCGCACGCGTCTCGGCGCGGCCCTCAAGGGCGGCGACGAAGACGACGAGAACGACGACGGCGGCGGCGTGCAGAAGCAGTTCAAGTCGATCGGCGAAGCGTTCGTCAAGAGCGATGCGTACCTCGATGCTCTCGCTGCGGTGAAGAGCGGCTCTCGTTACACGACGAAGGCTGTCGACACCGGCATCAACATCAAGGCGCTGACCACTGTCGGCGTGCGCATCGGCGGCGTGCAGGAAGGGCCTCTGCTCACGCAGGCGCTCAACCGGCCTGTCGTCGCTGATCTGCTCGCGCAGGGGCAGATGAGCGGCTCTGTGCTGTCGTACCTGCGTGAGACGGCTTCGACGAACGCTGCTGCTGCTGTCGCAGAAGGCGGCGTCAAGCCTCCGTCCGATCTGACGCTCGCTCGTGTCGAGCACGGGCTGTCGAAGATCGCGACCGTGCTCGACGTGCCTGACGAGTTCCTCGAAGACATGGACGCTGCGCGTTCGTACATCGACGGGCGACTCACGCTGTTCATTCAGCAGGAGGAAGAGGATCAGATCCTCAACGGCAACGGCACTGCGCCGAACGTGCGCGGAATCCTCAACACGACCGGCGTACTGACCGAGGCGTCTGCGAGCGCAGCGGACAACTTCGCTGCGCTGTACCGCGCGATCACTGAGATTCGCACGGTGTCACTGCTTGAGCCTGACGGCGTCGTGATCAACCCGACTGACTACCAGAAGCTCCGTCTTGCGACGGACGGGAATGGTCAGTTCTACGGCGGCGGGCCGTTCGTCGGCCCGTACGGTCAGGGCGGCGTCGTGAACGACCCTGGCGTCTGGGGTCTTCGCACCGTCGTGACGCCTGCTGTGCCTGCTGGCACTGCTGTCGTCGCTGCGTGGGCTGCTGGTGCGCAGGTGTTCCGCAAGGGCGGGATCACCGTCGACAGCACGAACAGCGACGGTGACAAGTTCCGCAGCAACATCAGCACGATCCGCGCCGAAGAGCGTCTCGGTCTGGCGGTTTACCGCCCGAGCGCCTTCGACGTCGTGACGCTGGCGTGAGCTCGATGAGGGGGCGTCAGCGCGCGATCTTCGGCGGAGCTGCAACGTCGAGCGTCGTCGCTGACGTCCCTTCGTCGTCAGACAGTCGCACGGAGCAAGGGAGTCCAGACATGCAGGAACGTAAGCAGACGATCAACGGTCACGAAGTGACTGTGCTCGTCCACGACGACGACGCAGAGGCGTTCGACGCTGCGCAGGCAGAAGCTGAGCAGGCAGCGAAGAGCAAGACTGCGCAGAACAAGGCGCGCAAGTCGGTAGCGAACAAGTCGAGCTGATCGATGCCCACCCCGCCGCTCTTCGAGGCTGCTGATCTCGCAGTCTTTCCCGGTGCCCCGTTCGCGGCTGACGTCGTGACGAGCGTCGACGCAGCGATGCGCGCTGCGGCGGGGTGGCACATCGCACCGCAGATCACAGAGACAGTCGTCGTCGACAGCGACGGCGGGCAGTATCTGCTTCTGCCGACACTCTGGCTCGACAGCGTCACAGAGATTCGCGACGTCAACGAGAACGCGATCGTGTCGAGCGACGACGTACAGACGGCGAAGACACCGCGCTTTCGCGCAGGCTGTCTCTATCGCGGTTCAGCATGGCCGATCGGCCCTGTCGAGCTCGACATCGTGCACGGTTACGAAGACTGCCCTGCTGAGCTGCTCGCACTCGCAGCAGCGCTATGTCGATCGTCTGGTCGCGATCAGACGATCCAGCAGCAAGCAGCAGGCCCGTTCTCTGTCACGTTTAGCCAGATCGCGCAGAGCGAGCTCGAAGCGAGTCCAGCTCTCGCGCGCTACACGATCCCGCCGCGCGCATGAGCTACCCGTACGGCGAGACGATCAACGTACTGACAGCGGGCGTCACGACTGACCCGTACTCGAACGAAGACGCGCCCGATTGGGACAACGCAACGAGCGTCACAGTCGAAGGCGTCGCAGTCGAGCCGCGCCCATCTGGCGAGCCACTGCAAGACGCGCGGAATCAAGTCGTCAGCGGCTTCACGCTCTATCTGCCAGCAGGTACAGCGATCGACGCGAGCAGTCGCGTCGTCGTTCGCGGCAATACATACAGCGTGCTTGGCGAGCCTGCCGAGTGGCGCTCGCCGCTCGCCGATTGGCAGCCGGGGCTCGTCGTGCAAGTCGAGCGATCGAGAGGGTGAGACGTCGATGCGCAGAAGGACCCGACTCGACGCGCGCGGCATGGCAGAGCTGCTCAACTCGACGAAGGTCGGCGACATGCTCGAAGCGCGCATGTCGAAGGCGCTCGCGTTCGCGAAGAGCAATGCGCCTGTTGCGACAGGCGCTTATCGCGACTCGCTGCACATCGAAGTTGTGCATACAGATCGCGTTGTCGCACGCATCGTCGCGGGTACTGATCACGCTCTCTGGGTCGAAGCTCAGACAGGCAATCTCGCGCGAGCTCTGGACGCTGCACGATGAGCACGCCGATCGTCTTTCCTGACGTCGAGCTCGTCGTCACGACGTATCTACGCAGCGCGCTCGCTGAGTACGGCTATCCCGACATCTTCGTCTCGAACCGCCGCGAGACACAGACACAAGCAGTGTGGGTGCGTCGCGACGGTGGCCCGACGCTCGACGTCGTACGCGAAGCAGCTCGACTCGGCGTCAACGTCTTCGACGCGACAGAGCAGAAGGTCGCGAACCTCGCGCAGACGCTCTGCGCGCTCATGCGCATCGCTGCTGACGGCACGCCGATCGTGCGCGTGCAACAGACGTCAGGGCCGTCGCCGATCGCAGATTCGACGCCGCGTAGATACATGACGTTTGAAGTCGTCGTGCGTGGCGAAGAGCTGCAACCCACCCCGTAAGAGAGAGCAGTCGACATGCCGAAGATGAAGCACCCCGCCAGCGATCACAAGATCGACGTCTCGCCTGCCCAAGTGCCGATGTACGAGTCGCAAGGCTGGCGCACTGTTTCCGCGCCCCGCAAGAAAGCAGCAACCGACACGGCGGACAACGCCACAACGAAGGAGTAAGACATGACAGACGCGGGCAATGTGCGCGTGGCCGTCACTGGTGGCGTCTTCAAGGGCGACTACGGTGCGACTGCGCCGACCGGCACGTCAGGCGCACCGGCAGCTCACACCGAGCTCGGCTACATCAGTGAAGACGGCGTCGAAATCTCGATGCCCGGTGCGGGCGATTCGACGCCGATCAAGGCGTGGCAGAACGGGACGACCGTGCGCACGATTCGCACGCCGAGCGATGAGAATCCGTCGTGGCACTTCACGATGATCGAGACGACGATCGACACAGTCGAGACGTATTTCGGCGTCAGCGTCACATCTGGCGCGACTGAGGGCTCTTTCGAGTTCGAAGTGACGACGCGACCTGACAATAGCTACGTCATCGATGCGATCGACGGCGCTGAGCTGATTCGTGATTACGTCCCGAAGGGCGTCGTTACGGAGGTCGGCGCACACACGCTGAGCAACGGCGACCCGATCGGTTACGAAGTCACGATCGAAGCCGATCTCGATCCGACCGCTGGGTTCAACTTCAAGCGCTGGGCGACTGCGCTCAAGACGCCGTAACAGCTCGTCGGGCGACGCGTGCTCTGCGCGGACGCGCGTCGCCCGACGTTCTCACAACACGATTCCGCGCGAATTCATCTATCCGCGCACACAGAGAGGCACGCGCATGCCAGAGAAGACAGCGACGAACGGTCAGCGGTACAGCATCGACGGGCGCACGTTCATCTGGACGACCGACGAGGGCGATCACGTGCGCATTCCGATGCGCATCAAGCTCAAGGTCATTCGAGCTCTCGCAGATCGCGACATGAGCGCCGCTGTCATGTTTGAGCTGCTTGAGAACTTGATCCCTGATCAGGCCGACGTGATCGACGAAATGGACTTGAACGACTTCCAGTCGATGTTCGTCGCGTGGCAAGCAGAGTACGAGGCGCTCTCAGGCGCATCGCTGGGGGAATAGTCGCGCTCGTCAATCTGATCGACGCACACCGGGGAGCGTTCGAATACGACTGGCGAGCGCGACTTCGCCTGTCATTACGCGTGATCGGTCGCTCGATGTCATGGGGCGAAGCGCTGCGAATCACGAAGCAGCTCTCGATCGACCCGTCGTCGCACGTCGCGGCTGCCGTCTCTGGCTGGGATCACCCGATCACGCATGACGCGATCGTGCTGATGAGCCTCTTTGACTTGCAGCATCAGATCGCGTGGGCGCAGAGCGGTCGCAAGGGTCCCCGCCCGAAGCCGTACCCCCGCCCGTGGTCGTCGAACACGACGAAGCGTGCGAAGCCTGATGCACGTCTGACGCAGAGCGAGATCATCGCCGCTCTTCGTGCTGCTGGGCATTACGGCCCGCTACCGACTCGCTCGCGCTGAGCTCACTCTCTCGACGTTCGGAGGTTGATCTAGTGGCCGAAGTCGCCTCCGCGTTTGTGTCGCTGATGCCCTCTGCGCGTGGTTTCGGCCTCGCGACTGAGCGTCAGCTCGGCGGCCAGCTCGACGGCGTCGGCAAGCGTCTCGGCGGTCGTCTCGGTCTGCTGCTCGGCGGTGGCGCAGCAGTCGGCATCGGCGGATTCATCAAGAAGGCTGTCGGGCTCGAAGCGTCGTTCTCGCAAACGATGAACACGATGGCCGCTGTCGCGAACGTGCCACAAGCTCAAGTCAAAGAGCTGTCGGCACTCGCGATCAAGATGGGTGCTGACACCGTCTTCAGCGCTGGGCAAGCAAGCGACGCGATGCTTGAGCTCGCCAAGGGCGGCATCTCCGCAGCAGACATCAAGGCGGGCGCACTCGCTGGCACGCTGACGCTCGCCGCTGCTGGCGGTACTGACATGGCGACCGCCGCCACGATCGCATCGAACGCGATGAACACGTTTGGCTTGCGTGGCAACAAGATGAACGCTGTTGCCGCAGCTCTCGCTGGCGGCGCGAACGCATCATCTGCGTCTGTCGAGTCGCTCGGCGAAGCTCTCGGGCAAGTCGGCCCCGGTGCAACGAACGCCGGTCTGTCACTTCAGCAGACGGTCGGCGTGCTCTCTGCGTTCGACGCTGCGGGCATCAAGGGATCAGACGCAGGTACATCGCTCAAGACGATGCTGTCGCGTCTCGCGCCGCAGACCGAGAAGTCGGCTACAGCGATGAAGCACCTGCATCTCAACTTCGTCGATGCGCACGGCGACTTCCTGCCGATCACGAAAGTTGCTGAGCAGCTCCGTACCAACCTGTCGGGTCTGTCAGAAGAGCAGCGCACGACCGCGCTGACAACGATCTTTGGCTCTGACGCAACGCGTGCCGCGACTGTCTTGATGAAGGAGGGCGCGGGCGGCATCGCGAAGTACATCAAGGCGACGAAGGATCAAGACGCTGCGCAGCGCGTCGCGAATGCGCGCATGAAGGGAACCGCTGGCGCAGTCGAGCAGTTCAAGGGCTCGCTTGAGACAGCCACGCTTCAGTTCGGGCGCTTCATCGCTCCCGCTGTTATCAGCGGTCTGCACTTGCTGACTGACGGCATCAACGGGATCGGGCCGACGTTCCACGACATCGGCAAGAGGGTCGGCCCAGCGGCTGAGAAGCTGCACGATTTCTTCACGAACGGGGCCGGTCACAAGGCACTCGCAGCGTCGTTCGACGTCATGAGCGACGCCGCCGATCATCTGCGCAGCGGACTCGGCAAGGCCGCTGACGCGCTCGGACGAATCGCAGACGGCGTCTCTGAGATCGACTTCGGCAATCTCGACACGAAGTCGCTCGGGCAGGCGCTCGCAGACGGCATCCTCAACGCGATCGACACGCTCGCTCAGCAGACGGGCGCGATCATCGGCAAGATCGGCGACGTCTTCGCGGCGATCGACTGGGTTGGACTCGGCATCCAAGTCGGCACGCTTGCGCTGCCGTTCGTGCTCGGGCTCGCAACAGGACTCATCAACGGCATCAGCGACCCGGCTCTGTGGAAAGGCATCTGGGAACATCTGCCCGAGATTCTGATCGCAGCGCTGTCGATCGCATTCTTGCCGTCGAAGCTCGCTGCACCACTTGAGCGCATCTTGACGCGCATCCCATTCGTCGGGAAGTTCCTCGCAGCGACAGTGCGTTGGCTGCAAGCGCTCGGCGACAAGCTCAAGAGCTTCGGCGGCGATCTTTTCAAGGCGTTCCGCGAGGGCTTCGGCAGCATCAAGTTCCCCGGCGCGGGCATCATCAGCAAAGTGCTCGGCGCGTTCAAGGGCCTGCCGGGTCGACTGCTCAACTTCTGGAAGACGATGGAGACGCGGCTCGGCGTGTGGGCGCTCGAAGCGTTCGAAGCAGCAGGCCGTGGTGCGCGCAAGGGTGTCACGAAGTTGATCAGCTTCGTCGGCACGATCGGCGGGAAGATTCTCAAGGGCATCGGCAAGCTTGGCGATCTGCTCAAGCCGATCGGCGAAGACATCGTCAACGGGCTCAAGAACGGCATCGCGGGAGCATGGCACTTCGTCACTGACAAGATCGACGAGCTCGTCAAAAAGATTCCCGCCCCGATCAGGAAGTTCCTGCACATCAGCTCGCCGTCGAAGCTGTTCCGTGACATCGGCATCCAGATTCCCGCAGGGCTCGCAGAGGGCATCCGCAAGGGCGGCGACAAGGCACACAAGGCGCTTGCCACTCTCGCGAAGAAACTCACTGAGCGTTTCTCGTCGCTCGTCGGGCGCATGAGCGAGATCGGGTCGAGCGTCAGGGATGCGTTCCGCCCCGATCTCTTCTCAGGCTCACTGAGCGATCTGCTCGGCACAGCAGCGTCGAGCTTGGGCACGCTCCCCGGCGTGCTCAAGGCCGTTAAGAAGCTGTCGAGAGAGGGCATCTCTGGCGCGTTCTTGCAGCAGCTCTTCGCGTCAGGGAACACCGATCTGATCCTCGCGCTCGCTGCTGGCCCAGCGTCGCAAGCGAAGTCAGCACAAAGCCAGTTCAACCAGATTCAGCGACTGACGAGCCAGATCGGCACAGCAGTCAGCGGCGTATCGCCCGAAGCTGCTGAGCTCGCGAAGGTGCGTCACGCGCTCGACGTGATCCACAAGGAGCTCAGAACGCAGCCGCACAAGACGGGTCGCGAGACAGCTAACGCGCTGAACGACACAGCAGCAGCAGCGAAGCGCCGCAGGAAGGTGTCATGACTGAGCTCAACGCGAGCATTCGTTACGGCGATCTTGATCTCACTGCCGCGCCGTATCTGTGGGAGTACGGCGGCGAGCTCGGCACACCTGAGCTCGTCGTCGAGGCGTTGCAGCAGCAGCTTCAAGACGGCGAAGTTGTCTCTGCTGATCGATCGTCGAATCGCGAGATCGAGCTCACGATCCTCGTCGAGACAGACGATCTCGCTGCGCAAGCAGACGCAGAAGCAGCGCTCGCGCTCGAAGCTGCGAAGCCGCGTAACACGCTCGTCTATGACCCCGGTGACGGCATCGCAGCAGCGACAGTCTTTGACACGTTCGTCGCGAAGCTCGCGTTTCAACGTGACGACGACATGGAGCAGAACGGCCTTCGTCGCTGGGTACTGACGATCCCTGCACTGCCGTTCGCGCGCTCAGAAGAGCTGACGACAGTGTCGATCCCTGCGCCGCCCGCGAGCGTGACGACAGTCGTCATTGACGACGGCTCAGCGACGACGAACTGGTCAGGCTCGGGAACCCCGAGCGTGAGCGGCGGCACTGTGCGCGTCGGGCTCGATCCGTTCAACACAACATGGCTACAGCGCAACGCTCTTGCGGTCACGATGGGAACGACGCCGTATCTACGCGTCGTCGCTGGCTCGCTCGTGAGCAGCTTCCTCGCCAACTTCGCGGTCGTGCGAACGAACCTCGTCCCGAATCCGTCATTCGAGACGAACACAACCGGGTGGGGCGGGCTCAACGGCACAGTGCTCACGCGAGTTAACACCGCTGCATTCTCGGGCAGTTACTCGATGGTGCTGTCGTCACCGGGTACCAATCAGTCGGGCTGCGTCACGAACCCGACAATGCCTGCGACTGGCGGGCAGACGTACACAGCGAGTGTGTATGTACGAGCTGTCACGACTGCGCGACTTGCGTCGCTGAACGTCACGTTCTACAGCGGAACGGGCACAACCCTCGGTAGCACAGTCGTTCAAGGGAACACTGTCGTCGGGAGCTGGACGCGGCTCGTCGCGACGTTGACTGCACCAGCGGGCACCACGCAGGCGGCGATCTTCGTTTCGTTCGAAGGCCCAACAGCCGATCAGCAGTACATCGACGGCGTGCTGTTTGAGCAGGCATCTTCTGCTGGCGCGTACTTCGACGGCGCTACCCCTGACACGTCGACCTCTGATTACGCATGGACAGGCACAGCTCATGCGTCGACGTCGACACTCTCGCAAGGTACGACGCTGAGCGTGCTCGCTCAGAGTGGCAGCACGTACTGGCTCGACACGAGCGCGATCGGCGGCACGCTGACGTCGTTCCGTGTCACATACCCACCGTCGTCGGGTTACGGCTACGTCGACGAGATCGCGCGAACGAATGCGCTCACGATCGGCACGACAGGGCGCGAGAATTTCCGAACAGTCGACGTGCACGGCTCTGCGCGAGCTCAAGCAAATCTCGCGCTTGTCGATGCGACGCCCGCAGCTCTCGGCTCGACGCTCGTCTATACGTCGCCTGTAATCGCGAGCATGGCGCAGCCTCCGTTGCGTAACTATCTCGTCGCTGGCCCAACTGTCACGCCTGACAGCTCGCTCGTCTCTGGTGCGCGTACGCCGCTGTCGACGGCGCACAACTTCGACGTGCCCGCAACAGGCATTCAAGCGGGCGGGCATCTCCTGCTCGCGCGCATTCGTCACGCATCTGCTGCGACATACACGCTGACGTGGTCAGGCAAGTCGCGCATGGGCACGACAGACGACGTCGGTCAGTCAGGCACGACAGACGTCGCGCTCGCTGCGAACACGTGGACAATCGTCACAGTCGCAGCGCTCAACTTGCCGACGCGCAAGCTCGGCAGCAGCGGCATCGTGCGATTGACGCTGTCTGCCCCGGCTGGCGTCGAGCTCGACGAAGCTTGGCTCTTCAACGTCGAGACAGGTCGACTGAGCTGGGTCGAATGCGGTACTGGCGCACCATCGAGCGGCGGTTCTGCGTCGCGTCTCTGGCTCGACGCTGCGTCGCTCGACAATCCTGAGCCGTCGATCTCGCTCGGCACAGCATCTGATCGCAGCGACGAGCTCGGCGCAGGTGAGAAGGTGCTCTCGTTCGGTGTGCACGAGTTCGCGCCGCCGCAAGTCAACGTCTTCACAGCGACATCAGGCAGCACAGCAGCAGCGATCGTGCTCAGCTACTTCCCCCGTTGGCACACTCACGTCGGGTCGAGCTGATGAGTCTCAACGTTCTCGTCGGCGGGACGTGGCTCAGCACGCTCGGCGCGTGGGCCGATCTCACGTGGTCGACGCTCGCAGACGGCGGCTGTGGTCAAGCGTCGTGGAACATGCAGCTCCCACACAGCTACAGCCACCCGTCACTGCGACGCGGGCAGCTCGTCGAGATCAAGACGGGTTCGCAGAATGTCTTCAAGGGCGTGCTGAGCGAACCTGACGACAGCGATGACGGCTGGCAGCTTCACGCTGACGGACTCAGCGCAGACGGCGGCGGCTATCTCTGTCTCACAGCGTCAGGCGTCACGACGTCAACGCCGAACACAGCAATCGATCAGGCGATCACACGTGGGATGCGTTGGACGCGACCGACGTCGATCAGCTCGTCGCCGTTCGCAACTGGTGACACGACTGACGCGCTCAACTACGTCAGCGATCTGCTCGACGCCTACGCGCAGTCGATCTCTCAACGCTGGGGAGTCGACGAACTCGGTAGGGTCTTTGTGCGAGCTGATCCGACAGTGCCGACGTGGCACATGACACCGGGGTCGGGTGTCTTCGGGCTCGCTGATGACGAGTACGCGAGCGACATCTATCTGCGTTTCTACAGCACGACGTACGCGTTGAGCACAGTGCACGTCGGCAACTCGCTCGCAGCGACGCAGTACGGGCGTCGAGAGTTCGCAGTCGACGGGCGCAACTTGGGCGGCGTTTCGACAGCGACAGCGACAGCGACAGCGCAAGGGCTGCTCGACAAAGGCAAAGCTCGACTCGGCTGGACGAACCCCGTCAAGCCGAGTCGCTGGCAGCTCACCACACCGGGCGGCACGCCTGCGTATCTGCCGATCGTGAAGGCGGGTCAGATGGTGCGACTGCACGGCGTGCGCAACGAGCAAGGGCTGATCTTGCCGTATGTCGACTTCGTGATCGGTGAGACGACATACAGCGTCGACAGTGACGAGATCACGCTCTCGCCGGTCGGCATGGCCGCACGCTCGCTCTCTGACGTGCTGGCGGTCGCGTCATGACGTGGGACGGGACCGTCAAGGACATCGGCGGCACGGTGCGCAACCTCGCTACGCAGATCACTGACACGACAACTGGCCCCACTTTCGCGAGTGGCGTTGAGTTCAACGGCGGTCAGGTCACCGTCACCTTGCGCAGCAATCGCCGGTACCGCGCCACGTTCAAGTGCGCACTGTTGCCCGGGACCAGTGGACAGTACTTTCGCTCTTCTCTTCGTTATGACCCGTCGTCGAGCGTCACCGGAACACAGTTCGGGGTCGATTACACCGACTGTCGTCTGTCAGGGCGCATCGTCTCGATCAACATCGTTGGTGAGTTCACGTGGACCGGCGCGGATTACACCTCTATGAAGATCAACGCTGTCGTATCCGGACAGGGCGGCACGTGCGCGATCTACGGCGGCAACCCCACAACGGTACTCATGGTCGACGAGCTCTGAGGGGTGCGTGAGTCGAAATGCCCAGCGAGCGCGTGCGCAACATCATCATTGCCGTCGTTACAACAGTCTGGGCAGTCAACTTCGCAGCGGGGCTCTTCATGCCCGATTACGACCCTGACCCGACGATCCATGCCGTCTTCATGTCAATCGTCGGTGGTCTGCTCGCGATCGGTGCTCGCAACGACTCGCGTCACGACGATCGACGAGACGGTGATAGCTCGTGAATGACGCTCTTTTCTACTTCGTCAACTCGATCACGTGGTCAGTGATCGGCTTCGTCATCGGCTGGTGGGTCGCCTCAGCGTCTCGTCGCTTACAGCAGCAGGAGGAAGCGATGCCTAACAGCACGTTCGTCGCATGGCACGGGCATCGGCTGACGACGCAGAACGCGACGCGCATTATCGGCATTGTCGTGCTGCTGCTCGCGATCTTCACTGTCGTTCAGAACACGCGCACGACACATCATTTGAATGACGTGACCGCGTGTCAGGCCGACTTCAATCATGAGTTTGCAGAAGTCGTCACATTGCGCTCGAAGCTCGGTGATCAAGATCGCAAGGCACTGCAAGACATGCTGCTCGCGCTGTATCGGCAGCGCAACGAAGACGCAAAGCAGCGACTGCGCACGTTCGAAGCGTGGGTCAAGACGACTGAGCGCAACGAACGTGAGCGCAAGCAGAACCCTCTGCCTGAGCTGCCGAGTGGAGAGTGCAGATGAGCAAGCCGATCACGCCTGCGCAGACGCTTGCGCAGCTCAAGAAATGGCGCGTGCCGCACGTCGTCGTCCCCGGCTGGGAGACACGCAACAGAGCGGGACATGGCCCGTTCGACAACGTCAACGGCTTCGTCGTGCACCACACCGGAGACGATGCGCCTGACAATGTTGATCTCTCAGTGATCATCAACGGTCGCAGCGGACTTCCCGGCCCACTCGCGCAGTTCGGCTGCGACGACGTCGGCATGATCTATGTCGTCGGCAACGGTCGAGCGAACCACGCAGGCGGCGGCGATCCGCGCGTGCTCGACGCTGTGCGAGCTGAGAGCTACGGCGACTTTCCGCCCGTGACGCACGAGCACACCGGCTCATCAGGTGCTGTCGACGGGAACTCGCATTTCTACGGCGTTGAGACGTTCTACTCAGGCAACAAAGAGCCGACGTCGAAAGCGCGCGCGTCGCTCGTGCTGCTTGCTGCTGCGCTCTGCGACTTTCACGGCTGGTCAGCAAAGAGCGTGATCGGCCACAAGGAGTGGTCTGACTTCAAGAGCGATCCCGGTCACGTCGACATGAAGCTCTTTCGAGCTGACGTCGCAGCGACACTGCGAAAGGGGCCGACGACTGTGAGCACGACGACGCAGAAGCCGACGCGAGTGAGTCGAGCTCGCGCACTGCTCAAGGACGCGATCGAGCTGCTCGACGCAGCAGTCAAGGACGGTCGCGAAGGCGTCGTCAAAGACGTGCGCGACGAGCTGCGCAAGCAGCGCAAGCGACTGCCGTTGAGATAGATAGGAGCGCGTGACATGGCTGCTCAGAAGCAGACTGCACACAAGGCATACGTTGCCGCGATCATCTCTGCACTGATGTCGTTCATCGCGACAGTGCAGGGACGCACAGACGTCGATGACATGGGGCTCGTGCAGTGGCTCATCGTCATCGCGAGTGCTGTCGTCGCAGGACTGACGACGTACATCGTGCCGAATCAGACGAGCGACGACACGCTCTGAGAGCTCGCACGACGCGCGAGGTTCGTCGCTGACGCGCGCACAGATCATCTGCACATAGAGAGAGCCCCTCGCAGTCATGAGACTGCGAGGGGCTCTTTCGTGTGTCAGCTCGCCTTCTTGCCGCCGTTCGTGTGCGGGCTGACGTAGCCGTGCGCGCGACTGCGATGCGCGCCGAGACCTTGCGGCGTCTCGAAGCTGCGCGAGCAGTCGTCTTCGGGACACGCATAGGGGCCGGTGCCGAGAGTGTCGCTGAGCGCTTGTGCACCCGCTTCTGAGTTGAGCTGTGCTTCGACTTCGGTCAGCGTCATGTCGTGGAACTTGTTCAGATGCTTGCGCAAGCCCTCACGATTCGAGTAGCGCTTGACGCACCCCGGCATCGGGCACTCGATCTTTTTCTCAGAACTCGGCTTGAAACGAGCAACGTCGTGCACTCGCTGGCCTGCGTCGTCGAGCAGCGAGCGCAGCGGCTCGACAAGCTCTTTGAAGCAGTCGTCGCACATGTCGATCGAGCGCTCGACACCGTTGATTGCGAAGACGTACTGCGCGCCCTGCACGCGCTCGTCAGGGTCGTTCATCAGGTGCGCGTCGCACCACGCGATGATCTCTCTTGCCATGATGATCTCTTCCTCTCGTTGCTTCTCTAGTCACGCTTCTCGTTTGATGTAGCGAACCCACACCTTGCCTGTATGACGATCGCATACTGCTTCGAACTCGCCTTTGGGGAACGTCCGCATCTTGCCGTGACGAATGCTGTTCACGAGCGAATCAGCGCCCTTGATGGTGCGTTCGAAGGGAGCGACTGCCCACTGCTGAGGGCGCTCACGCAGCGCGTCAGCGAAGTCGTCATACTTCCCTCGACGCTCGCGATTGAGAATCGCATCGGGCGGATCTTCCCATTCGATCTCATCACTCATCTTCTGGGTCGGGAGCCTCGACGATGCGTCGACTGAGAATGTCGCCCAGCCAGAGCTCGTCTTGCAGCTCGTCGACGATTCGCTGCGCGCCCTTCGGGAGCAAGTAGCCCTCTCGATAGTCAGCCTTCCACGCAGTCAGCTTGCGCCCCGTCTTCGAGAAATCCGCCTTGCGTCGATTGCGGCAGTGCGTGCACTGCTCGACGACTTCATAGTGGTAGCGGTACTCCAAGACAGTGTGCGGACCCCAGTTGTGCCGCTTGCGAGCTCGACAGCGCCGCTGCCCTTCTCGCCAGCCGCTCATCGCTTCACGCGTCAGCGAGATATCGCCGGTCGGCTCTTCTAGCTCTGCTTGAACGACGCGCAGAGCTGCCGAGTTTCGTGCCATTCGATTGCCTTCCACTAGTTACCCGAGTGTGCAGTGCAAGCACGCTCGATCGCGAGTCTATGCACGCGATCATGAGCGCATGCAGCATTCAAGCAGACGAAAGCCAGCGAGTGGGAGAGCTAGTCCCGACGCGTCGCATATCGATATGGTCGACGTGCTGACGTCGAGCTCGCGCTGAGCGTCCGTCACGCTCACAGAGTAACGACGTCATTATCGAAACGTGGCCCTCGCGACCTTTCACTTATGACGTCGTTCTGACGTATGATCGTGAGCATGACTAGAACAGCATCGAGCTCACGAGCTCTCATCAGGAAACACGCAACCACGACCCGCGTCGCGATCTATGTGCGCATCAGTCAGGACCGCACTGGCGCGGGCATGAAGACGAAGCGTCAAGAGCGACTCTGCCGCGAGTGGATCGCAGCTCATCGCGACGGCTGGAACGTCGTCGAGGTCTACAGCGACAATGACGTCAGCGCGACGAGTCGAAAGCCGCGCCCCGAATATCTGCGCATGCTTGCTGACATCGAAGCGGGCAAGATAGACGCGATCGTCTGCTGGCACGTCGACAGGCTGACGCGCAAGCCCGCTGAGCTTGAGCACGTCATCAGCATGGCTGAACAGCACGGGCTACAGCTCGGCACCGTGACCGGCGAAGTCGATCTCTCGACGCCGACAGGTCGACTCGTCGCGCGCATCGTTGGCGCTGCTGCTCGTCAGGAGATCGAGCACAAGTCAGAGCGTCAGCGCGCAGCGAGCGATGAAGCTGCACGAAATGGCAAGCCGTGGTCGGGCGGGCCACGTCCGTTCGGGTACGACTTCGATCGCGTCGCGACGAAGCCTGACGAAGCTGAGCTCATTCGACTCGCTGCAAAGCGCGTGCTTGCGGGCGAGTCGCTCAACTCGATCGTCAGTGAGTGGAATCGCGACGGCGTGAAGACGTCGACGGGCGGTCGCTGGTCGCGCACTGCTCTGCGTCTCGTGCTGACGTCAGCTCGCATCAGCGGGCGACGCGAAGTCGGTCGCGAAGGCAGCAAGCTCGGCGAGATCGTCGCCGATGGGCTCTGGGAGTCGATCATCGACGTCGAGACGAGCGACAAGCTGCGTCGCTTGTTCTCATCGTCAGATCGTGCGCAATCGAAGAGCGCGACAGCTCGTCATTTGCTGAGCAGCGTTCTGTCGTGCTCGATCTGCGGCAACCCAATGTCTGCTGGCGTCGATCGCGGCGGGCGTCGCAACTATCGCTGTGACCCGAATCGCCCGACGAGCAAGGTCGCGGGATGCGGGCGACTCAGCGTGTCTGCAAGTGGCGCTGAGCAGCACGTCGAAGAGCTCGTCATCGAGTTTCTGTCACAGCCGCGCTCGACGCTGCTCAAGCGTCTCGCAGCTCGTCACGACGAGTCGATCAGCGCGAGCGACGTGCGCAAGCTGACTGCCGCGATCACGAAGGATGAGCAAGAGCTGATCGACTTGATGACTGATCGGCAAGAGGGCGAGATCACGCGCGCCGAGTGGGCCGCAGCTCGCGAGATCGTCAATGAGCGCCTGCATGTCAATCGTTCAGCGCTCTCACGTGCGACGAAGACGAACGCGCTGACGCTCATCGAAGACGCGAGCGACATGCGCGAGCGCTGGGAGCAGCTCAATCTCTCACAGCGTCGCGCGCTGCTGCGCGATCTGTTCGTGACGATTCGCGTCGAGGCGTCGAAGACGCGCGGCGGCTGCCGCTTCGACACCGACCGCTTGCAGCCCGAGTGGAAGCTCTGACAGCAGTGCGCTCGCTCACGTACTCTCCGTATACACAACTCACTCACTCATTTGGGGGAATCATGAAGGCCGTTTTCTACAGCATCGCTCTCGCTCTGACGCTCACGCTCGGCCTCGCGCCGAGCGCGAGCGCGACAATGGCTCCCGGCATTCCGCCGAGCGAGCCCGCGCCGACTGTGTGCGACCCGTGGATCGATCCGCTCAACGTGCAGATTCAGCAGTACCGCGAGGGTGCCTCGATGTTGCTGCACACTGTCGATGGGCTGTACGCGACGATCAACACGCAGCGCGACCAGATTGCCGACTTGCACGAGCGCATTGCGTTCATCAAGCTCGACTGGCGCATCGACACGCGCACGATGAAGCGTCAGCACCACCGCATCAAGCGTCAGCACCGCACGATCAAGCGTCAGCGTCACGAGCTGCGCGAGCTGCGCGCCGAGCTGGCAGCACAGCAGAGCTAGCAGCTATGCTGCCGCTAGAGCTCGTGCAGCTCTAGTCACAGAGACGCCCTCAGCCCCGAGTCCCAGACTCGTCGAGCTGAGGGCGTCTCGCTTTGTGCGCGAGGTCTGCCCACCAATCCTCGCTGGTCACGACACGTTGCCCGCCGACGTGCGCAACGTCCGCCAGTCCGTGACTCCCCGATCAATGGTGTTGCTTGAGCTCTTCGCGCACGTATGCAACAGCTCGATCGTGCGCAGCGAGAGCAGCGATCTTGTTCGGCGTGCGCTCGCACCAGCCGTCGAGCTCTTCGCCGCCACCAAAGATCATCGTCTCGAAGATCATCGGTGGGCCGGGGCCGAAGTTGTGATCGAGCACGAGCAGGATTGTCGAGACGCGTACGTCGCCGAGCTCTGTGAATGCGATGCGACGAGCATCTGCGTTGATCAGCAGCCGCTCGACTTCGTCCATGTCGTGCAGCTCATTGCCGTCCATGTCGTACCAGCGAGTCATGGCGAGCCGTACAGCGACAAGCTCGTCAGTCGTGCGCCGATCAAGTAGCGCAGTGCGCCGATCGTGCGCGACCACTCGCTGTGTGCGCGCGCGATCTCTTCGAGCAGAGCGTCAGGGTGCTGACCGGGATCGGGACGCTCTGGCTCGTCTTGATGAGCTGCGCGCAGCATTTCGATCAGACGACGTGTCGTGTCGTCGACGTCGAGCTGCATCGTCGTTTCGCTCATGAGTTCTCAATCGGGCCGGGGAACAGTAACGATGTGCGAGGCGGCAACGTTGCGACGCGCGCGCTCATGACCGCTTCGAACGGTATCGGCGCGTCGACTGCCCACTCTGCGAGCCCTTCGAAGTTGACGCCGATGAAGTGCACGTCGCACGCGTGCTCGTGCCCGTCGCGATCGATCACACGCACACCGCTCGGCGGCTCGGGCTGATCGTCTCGACGTCTCATTGCTCGCCGTCGATGTCGTCGTCGAGTCGATGTTTCGGCTCGATGCCCATGACGGCAAAGTCGCGCGTCAGCTCAGCTTGGACCCACTGATCGAGCGACATGCCCCGGTGGAACGCTTCGCTCATCGAGCCGATCATCTGCCCGCGACCGGCGAGCCAGCCTCTGCGATATGCGGTCGCGCGCTGCATGCCGACAAAGAGCCCGACGCCGACGAACGCGCCGACGATCGCTGTCGCGAGCCCTTGCAGCGGCTCGATGTCGATCGCGCCGTTCGCGACGATGATCGAAGTGAGCGCGAGCACGGCGAGCGCAATGTCTCGACGAAGCAGCTTGCGAGCGCGCTGTGGGTCGTCGACGAAGCTGCGCTCGTTGGCGATCGAGCGATCGACGATCGTGTCAGTGACCTCGCCGAACTTGTCGCTGATCATCTGATCCTCCTGATGGGTCGCACAGTGCCCGTGTCGTGGCTCGTGCGGCTGCTGTCGTGGCTCACGTTGTCGTGAAAGTACCCGATGATCTGCGTCAGTCGATTGATGATGTGCCGCGACATGTCAGCGACAGCAGCAGTTGTCGCGAGCAACGCGAGCAGCACGGCCCATGCGCGTAGCTGCTCGACGCCCATCGCGGTCGCGTAGCTCAAGAGCAGCACGGCGGCAACCCAGAGCAGCAGTGAGAGTGAGTGTCGGCGGGTGAGTGCGAGTGCGAGGCGGGCGCGTCCCCGTGCAATGCGATACATCGAGCCCCTCTTCGTCGATTCGTAACTACATGGCCCCCGCATCAGGGCGTGACACAGCGCAGATCGAGCAGCGACGTCTCGAACGCTGAGCCCGAGCCGACGCATCGATGATCGGGTGCGTCGCGCTATGCGCGAGATCATCAACATAGACAGCGTCATGGCTGTGAGGCAAGCCCGCGACCATGATCTGTGTGTCGACGATCACACGGGAGCTAC